ATGCGACTAATTAGCCTTAGATTAAGCCACTACAAAATCCACGATCTGACCGTCTGGTGTTCGGAGTTTGTTTGGATCTGGGTGATAGGCGTATTTCTGATTTACGATCTTTAGGTTTTCAACCGGCGTATCCGGATCGAGCTCTTGCTTCGTACCGCCCGTTTCAGATCTCGCCATTTTCTCAGTTGGCTCGCCCACCCCGTTTTCAAACACGATGTTTACGTGCGTTTGAAACGGCATCGATGGCAGCGGAAAGTGGCTGATTAATGTTTCACCAGCCACGGGTGAGCCAAGCCCAATAAAGTAGACCGAATGCCGATCCGAACATAATCAGGCCGGCAATAGACCACTGCGCCAGATTAACGAAAAAAGCTCTAGCCTTAGCACGGTCTTCCGCTTCCTGTTTCTTCCGAACACGTTCTTCACGCTGGAAATTGACCCAATCATCATACAATCCTGGCCGGCCGTAGAGCCGCATCATGCTTTCGATTTCTTTGCGAGCCTCTTTTAATTTGTCGAGGTGCAGAAATTCTTCAAAGCTGTCGTTGTCCTTACCCATCGCTTGGGCGAACAGGGATTTCTTTTTGCTATTACCTTGGGCCTGTAATGTCTCTTCAGCGGTCAGAATAGCGCCCAATTGGCGCCCCATGCTGCTGATGTCGTTCCCATGGCCGATAAGTTGCTTAACTTGCCCAATAGCTGCGTTGGCCGCACTGACCACGGCTAATGTTTCGGCTAGCATGATCCTCTCCCAAGGCTCGCTTTTCTAAATGGGTAATTTGATTTGGTAGCACTTGGTTCGGGTGTAGAGGGATCTGCCGTTAACCATCGTGCTCACATCGGCTACCACTTGGCTCGAACACGCTTGTTCAGTGGGGAATGCTCCGCTCGTCCTGACCAACACATCACAAGATCTGACATCAATTGGCGACAGGCAAAGGAGTACGACCCCGATCCACATTATTTCTTTTTCTTTTTGTGAGCCATGCCGCCATACATCATTGCGGGTTTTTTCTTCATGGCCATACCACCGCTCATCATTTTGGGCGTGGATTTTTGAGTTGCAGGATTAGATGCCCCGCACTTGGCTTTCGTCGATTTCATTGAAAAATTCCTTATCGATTAGCTGCTCGATTGGTTCAGTACGGGCAGCCGCTTCTTCCATGTCGAAGTATTCGCTGTACCCACGGAAAATGAGATCTTTATCCGCTGCTTGCTCTGGAGTAACCAGGCCCTCTTCCACTAAATACTGCAGCACCTTATCAAGGGATAAATTTCGGCCTGTATTTTCACGGATAGCGGCTCTAATATAAACGAGGTTGATCACGTTAAATTTTGCCTATGCTGGTGTTATACCACAGGTTGCGCAAAATGTCAACAACAACTAGTGTATTAGCTGTTAATATAACTGTTGACTTATTTGAAAAATCTGGTATAATTAAGATGTTGATGCCCCCCGTAATACCCCTAGGAACCGGTTTTAAATTTACCGGAACTAAGGGTGAGGTAATTGGCGGCTTTCATTAATAGATCAGGATTATCCTGAAACCTTCCCAATCCATTATTACAGTTACGGCACAGAAACCCTCTAAACTGCCCGGACTCATGACAGTGATCTAAAGCCCACTTCGATTGAGATAAGCCATTCTTACTGTAAATATCTTTCAATTCACTTTCAGACTTCTCGCAGATCAAGCATCTATGACCTTCAGGAACCTTATGCTCAGATTTAAGTTTATGCAGAACAGAATTATAGGATTTGTTGCATTCCTTGCAGTAAGAACATAACCTTGCAGAGTAACGTTCATAGGTTTTCATGCACTTTGGGCAGACCTTAGTATTCTCGGTCATCTGTCAGATTGAAGAGATCACTCACAGCACTTGTGCTGTCTTCAATTATACCTGCCTTTTCCCTTAATACCTCGGCCGCTCGGCTTAATTCATGTGATACCAGATACAGATGCTGGTAGCCGTCCACATCCCCGTAAAACTCACACAGAGCTTCAACTACATCATCCAATTGAATGCGGATTTCCTGCGCTTCTTCCGCATCTCCAACGAATAGAGAAGTGACGATGAAACTTACGCCATCATAATCAACCTCAAAATCATTTTCTACATAAATGGGAATCTGTAGCGTGGTATCAGATTCTATATTGCTCATAACAAGAGCCTCAATAAGAACAGGAAAGCATTGCCATTCCTGTGTCTGAATTATACCACCTAAAAACAACTATTGCAAGAACTATTACACCAATATCAATGCAAGTTACAAAACCCAAACGGATCTTGATCGAGGATTAGTGTTTTGACAGTTTCGCAACTTACCGGAACGATAGCGGTGAACCAGGCCGCCCATTTACAGTTACGTTTTCCCCAAAATCGGTAGCGGTTGTATACGGTAACGCTAGGGGCCCCCATGGCACATGCCGGCCATCAATCGATCGCAAGATATTGTTTTTGTTATATAATTTTATATCGCAGCCCGGGCCGGTATCGTTTAGTTATCGGCCTTTATGGCTTAACGGCCTGATAATATTAAATAAAATAAAAATCATTCAACCGATCATTCTACAATTTCAGGCCGGCGCCTAAAAACGGCCGATAAAATACCGGGCTTTTATCTTGGCAAATTTAAGAATCGGTCGGGGCAATCGGTCGTGTGTACGATATCGTGGCAGGGCGCTTTTAAGCGGCCACGCTGGCCGGTTGCGATCGGTTGCGGGCCCGTGCTGTTGATCGGTTGCGGGCCCGTGCCGGTATCGCATAACACGTCATCAGAACGGCGCCACAAGCGGCCGCATAACGTGTTAAGGCGCCGGGTTTTGATAATATGTAAGATTGCATATAGCGCCCGCCTGATGCGCTAAAATGGCCGCTTTCCCGGTATCATCAGGCAAAAGAAAACCGGCCAATTAAGGCCGGCTTTTTTGTTTTCAATTGTAGAATAAGCTTATTATGGCCAGCCAAAACACGGCAAAGCCGATCGCCTGATATATGGGCGCCATTAATCGCCGCTTTCCATCCAATGCGGCTCGCTTGCCTCTAATATCTTGCAAGCGGCCCAACAATGAACGTCGGCTTGCGTCTGGATTGAATCAACCCATTCGGCAACCTCTTGCGGCTCATCCACTATAATCTGATGGTCGATCAAATTATTTTGGCCGTGGTTAATTGTCCATGCGAGTAAATACATCACATTAACCACTCATCAGGGTGCGGCGTTATTTCATGCATTGCCCGGGCATATTCTGCGGCGTCTGGATCTACGACCGGCGCTTTGCATTCCTTAAACATTCCACCACTGAAACGATCAACCCATAACCCGCAACCATAAACCGGGAATAAATTGGCCGCTTGCTTATAAGTTAAGACACCGGCGCCCCGGTCGGCATTTATCGCCGGCACGTCATGCAATTCGTAGGCATCCCACGGCTCGCCGCATTTTGGGCAATATATATCAGGCATCGGCTTTCCCTTCCTGCTCAATAATTTCGGTTAAATAGGCAAGGCCTTTTTCGTAGGCCGTGGCCGCTTGCTCATTGCGGCCGCTGATCAACATCATGGCCATAAATTCAAACTGAAATTTAGCGCTTTCGGCTTTAGTCTTTTGCATCGGTTTTCCTTCCTTTTAACAATGCGTGAATAAGCTTGGATTCGGCCTTGCTGATCGGTTGCCGGCTTGCGGCAATTGCCCGATCAACAGCCTTTTTGTTATATGCGCCGGCCATTATGCGGCGCCCCGGGCCACGGCATCGGCTTTGCGCCGGCTTGTGCCATGGGCTGGAAAACCGACGATCGTTGCCCGTTGCTTTTGGCATAGGCCGCAAGTTTTGCAGGAAACGTCATCGGAATACGTGGCAGGACAAACAACCAAGCGGCGCCCGGCCGGTGTCTTATTAGGCAAGCTTGCCAGCCGGGTTTTATATGCGGCGATCGTTTCGGCCCATTGCTTGCCGGCCGGCGTCCGCTCTGTTTTGCGCTCATATTCAAGCGGCAAAACTGAAACGACCGGGCCGCAATTGGTATCGGCCAGCCGATCGGCGTGGTTAACATCATTGCCGCTTAAATTGATCGTGAAGCCGTTATTATTGGCCATGGCCAGCGCATAATTGTTGAGCGGGTTTTCGATCGGGTCGAAGTGGCTGAATGTAAAACCACGCCGGCCCCGGTTTGCTTCCACCAATGCGAGCAATTTCGGGGCGTCGATCGTTTCCCTATCGCTGGCCGATGGTTGTAAATCGCCGCTTTGATTGTGGCGCCATAATTGACCATCGGGCAAAGCGGCCACTTGTTTTATAAAGTGGTCATATGTTGCGCCGGCATTGCCGGTCGATACTTTATGCCAGAATAAGCCAAGCGGGCCCGTCATCGCATAACAAGCGCCACTTGCTTTTAGCGGGCAAGAGTCGGGGCATGTTTGCTTTCCGCTGGTTGATACCGGTATATCACCGGTTTTCTTGTTTCGGCTTTTCAGCGTCAAATTTACATTGCCGTTTAGCAATGCCGGCGTTGCCGTTTCCGTGTTTCTAAAATTATAGCCCATGATTGGGATTCCTTTTTGCTAGATATGGGCCGGCCAAAGCAGCGCTGGTCAGGCGCCGGCCGGTGCAATCAGAATCTCACAAACATCATTCTCTTGCAACACTAGTTATTACATTAACTATTTTTTATTTGCTTTAAAAATTTTTTCTGATAATGCTTGGCCATTACATACATGTCAGGATCTATGCCGCCGACTACATCTAGTGGGTGCCTATTTTTATATTTTGACGTGCCAGTAAATTTTAGAACAAAAAGGGAACGGTAAGTTCTGGAAAAGAAAGGAAAAATTATATGAAACTAAACTGCCAACAGGCTCACAACATCGGAGAAGCTTTGATGGATGCTGCTGAAACAGCAGTTTCATCTGGTGAAGATCAGCTAGTGGTGACCGCTGAAAACGGTGACATTGCAGCTTATTTACCTTACTCTGATAGCGCTTTGACCTATGACCCAGAGCAGAACTTCTGGGTACAGGTTTGGGAATGATTAGCGGCTCTTCGGAGCCGTTTTTTTCATATTATACTGCTGTATTAGCTAACACCTATATATAGTGTATTACGATAGAATCATTAGTGTGTTTGACGTGCCAGTAATTTTACTACGGCCTCAATTTAAAGAGCTTTTAAATCTTCCAGGCAGAAATCACTGCGAGATCTATCCAGCAAAACGCCTGATAAAAAAACCGCCCCATTGAGGAACCAACTCAAGGGGCGGTTTCGTCTAGCAAAGAGGCGTGAACTGGGAGAAGGATTCACAACTCTGGGGCCCAAGGTTAGAAGGAGGAAAAACCCTTTGGCCATACAAGCACAATACCACCGCAATTATCTTAGTGCAACAGCTATAACAACAACTGTTGACAAAAAGTTTTGGAAGCCTATGCTTAGACCAGCGATGAAAGGAGCACCTTATGCCCTCTGTGAAGCATTATAAAGAGATCACGTTGAAATCAGGTCGTATCGTATACGGCTTCAATCCCAGCGCTACGCTGCGCAGAAAGCTCGGCTACAAGTGGGAACCATATGATACCGCTGATGAGGCCCGAGCTCGTGCGCTAGCGGCAGCGGCCGCCTTTGCTGAATTTCAGCGTACCGGCCACCTACCCCACAACGTTGACGCTTATAAGGTCAATGGGTTGATTGATGCGTACAAGCGCACTCGCCGCTGGAGAGCGATCGCTCAGGTGGAAAACAGCAAGAAGGCTTACGAGCAATCGCTCCGTGCTATTCGCTCCATGATAGGCGATACGCCAGTGCACACTATTACACCCCTGTTCGCTGAAGATTTCTATCAGCGCCTATGTATAGAGCGTAGTGTTTCTGGCGCCAACGCCATCATGAAAATGCTTGGAATCCTCTGGACAAATGCTGGCATCTTAAAATTGGTTTCAGATAATCCGTTTTCTAAAGTTGGGCTTGAACCTGTGCCATCTCGTGATGTCACCTGGACTGATAGTGAAGTTCATACGTTTATCTCCGTCGCAGATGCCAACGGGCTTTCAAGTATCGGCACCATAGCTTTGATGGCCTTTGATTTGTGTCAGCGCCCCGGTGATTGTCGCAAAATGCTATGGCGCCATTATAATGACGGCGTGTTTTCATTCTCGCAGCAAAAAACCAAAACTCCGGTACACATTCCAGCGACCACGACGCTTGCAAAGCGCTTGGACGATATCCTATCAAACCGCAATCCTGACAGTCCGATAGCTATTTATGAGGGTACGGGTGCTGCCTACAGCGCACGGCTTTTTCGCAAGAAGGCGCAAGCTATACGTGAGATTGCCGGCTTGCCTGAGCACCTCAAAATTTCAGATTTGCGCAGAACTGGCGCTACCTTGCTTGGGGCAAGTTCCTGCAGCGAGGATGAGATCCGTGCCGTGACCGGACATAAGTCTCGCCAAATCCTGTCCGTTTATGTGAAACCTGATTTGCGTATGGCCGCCACCGCCCAGCACAAACGCTCATCTCAACAATCACAAGCAGAGGCGTAGCACATGGAACCTAATCCACGGCCAAAGTTTTTCGATCAGTTCGATGAACCAGCCAAAACTGAGTATGATCGCATCTTAGATGACGTCCGTGAGCAAGCGCATTTCGCCATGCGCAAATATCCTAGATTGAAAAAAAGCGCTGCCTCTGAGGTGGGAGCGTTTTCATTTCTGAGCGGATTTAGGCCCTTAGTACGGTTCGCAATGAACAAGCACCCTGGCATTAAAGTTAAATTAATTGAAATCATCAACGAAGAGGAACCGAATGAATCCAAATGAACGGCCAGCGTCACTTGACCGCTTTAAAGTCAAGAAGTCGAAGCATGAACTGCTGCGGGAGAAATGGCGAGCGGAGCGTCTGTACCTTGAGACGCTAGAACTGCCATCGCTAGCAGATAAGCTTTGAATGAAGATGGGGCCTAACCAGCCTCATTTTTGCTATTTAAGTTAAGATATTGTTTTAGATGCAAATTATGAGGGGTGTGATTTCACCCGCAAAGCCTGAATTAACAACTACATTTAGGTAAAATGCACAGTTATTACACTAAGTATGCATATAGCCATTGACATTATATCTCAACTGTGAGAGACATGCTTTATCGAAACTTGCCATATCTAGCGGTTTTGTTGGAACCAAGTCTTAGGAGAAATATTGTGAAAGACATTGTGAAGAACTTCGACGGCCCCACCAGCCAATTGTTTATTCCTGCATTCATGCAGAAAAACAAAACGGTGAAACCTGCTGCTGGAACCAGCTTTCCAAAATTAGAGAAAGCCGCCTTTTCAGTAGTTAAAAAGATCCTTTTTACCGAGGATTTAAGCGCTGATGCAATCACTGCCGGCATGGCGGTTCCTGTACCAGAAAACGTAGGCTCCCTTCTCGCCCGCACTGATAATGATCTCAGCCTGGGTGTGGTGGGTGCAGCATATCATCCTGTGCAAAACGAGACTTTGCACAAAGCTGTAGAACGCACATTATACAAGAGCTTGCCTAGCACCTTAGTGAATGGAACTGTCTTGACCGAGCAGACCAATCGCAACGGTGCCTTCGTTCGCCTTATGTATAGCATCCCTGCGCTGTACGCCGTTATCCCACAGCTTAATGGCACTTCCACGAAAATGAGCTTTGCCGTCATCGCAAAGAACACTCATGGAAGTACATCGGTTGAAATTAAAGCAGCGTCGATTGATCACGCTTGCGATAATATCAACGTGTACGGCGCCGGCTCTTCTGTATCAAAGCGCCATACGGAAAATTTCAGCACCGAAGAGATGGAACTTTTCCTGGAGCGGGATATTCGCACTTGGTCGAACCGTATGCGGCTCGTGCGCAAATGGGCTATGGCTCCATTGTCTTTGGATGATGCCGAAATGGTTGTATCGCCATTTTTTTCTCACGGAAACCGTTCTAAAATCTTAGACCAGTATCTGGATGAATGTTTGGCTCGTGGGGAAAGTGTTGGAGCGCTGGTTGCAGCACTTACCACATGGAGCAGCCACAACAATGACCGGTTTTACGTTCGCAACAGCCACAACGTAGATAATGTCGCTGAATCTCTTTCTAAGCGAGAGGACACCGTCGCAAAGGTGTTGGATTCAGAGATGTTCGCCAAGGTGTCAGCGTAATGGCTGGTGATAACGAGACATTTTGGACTGCTTTTAACAATGGCCGGCGCTGTCCTTCTTGCGGGAATACCCGTGCGCAGTATCGTGCCCGCTTTGTTGATTACAACGGCACCCCATATGTCAAACCCCTGGGCCGCAAAATCTTTTGCGTTGGTTGCAATTCAAATATTGGATCTAAGCGCTTGGATATGTGGGCCTTTAGCACAACGTGTTAGCGATCGATAGCACGTAGCGCCTATGACCTAGGCGCCTTTTACCCCGCCAGAGTTTTTGTCTCCTTCTCTGGCGGGGTTTTTATTTGGAGCAAATATGTACAATTTTCGTGAACAGCTTGAGATCGTAAAACAGATCAGAATTGCAGAGGGCGAGCATAAAACCCTTAACTGCCCGTTTTGTAATGGGCACAAAAAATTCACGATTGATCGATTGGCCACGGGAGAACTTCTGTGGAATTGCTTCCGTGCATCCTGCAATGCGAAGGGTCGCTATAATGGTGAGCGATCCATAGAAGGTGCAAAAGCATATCTGTCTGGCCGCAGCGAACCTAAAAGTAAAATATCTCGCCTACCAATTCCTGCTATAACCGCCCGGGTGGAACATAATACAGCGGCATGTGAATACCTCAGTAATGTAAATTCACTTGAAGCCTACGAATCCGGGCTAATCAAAATCAGATATGCACCCCGTGAAAAGCGAGTTCTCTTTTATAATTCAGATGCAACTGGAGCCGTAGGCCGAGCCTTGTACCAACTTGGGGCTCAGGGCCCAAAATGGATGACCTATGGTGATGTATCTACCGGCATTCATGTTGGAACAGGCTCAAAAGCAGTTCTGGTTGAAGACGCAGCATCAGCCTGTTCTATTGCTAGGTTAAAAGATTATACTGGAGTTGCCCTACTAGGTACTACCATTACTAGTAATATAAAAAGTGCTTTACTAATTTATAAATTAATTTATATTTGTTTAGATAACGATGCGTCAGGAAAAGCCGCACAGATGACCAAAAAACTCAGAGGGGATGTGTTTCTGAGAGTAACGAACAAAGATCCGAAGGAGCTAGGGGAGCTACAACTCCGACGGATATTGACCAACGAACTAGCTAGTGACCAAATTGACTAAGGAGAAAAACATGGCAGTGAAGAAAATGAGAGGGATAACAGTTTTCGATTTTGAGATCGAAGGAGATTATACCAAGGTGGCCGAAGTAGAAAAAGCGTTAAAAGCCTTTGCCGCTGAGTTCAAAGCCAATATTACAAAAGATGTTAACGTCAAAGTAATTTCGCCTGAGCAAGCCGCTCTAACAGATCGCCGTGGAGACAAAACCGGCCCTGTTGAAAAGATCGTTTTCCGTAACTGATCAGCAAACCTAAAGTTTAAATACGTGAAGCCTCAATCTTTGATTGGGGCTTTTTGTTTGACATTTAACATCACACTTGTTACACTAACTATAGCAACAAGAAGGATGTTACATGGAACTGCCTCTTTTAAAAACGCTTCTGCGTTCATCAGACTATAAAGCAAATCAAAGCAAGCTCAAACGCTCAATCTTCAGCGATGATGCGGCCGAGCTTTATGATCTGCTGGACATGGCTCATGCTAAATATTCGCATGATTTAAAGCCTGATGAAGTATATGCGCTTTGGATTGCAGATCATCCCGTTGCCACCAATACAGAGAAAGCAGATTTCCGAGATCTGTTAGATGATGTACAGCGCAGTGAAGCGCTATCCGAAGACATCGCCCAAGATGTTATTAGCAAATTGCATCGGCGAGAAATCGGTCGAGAAATCACCAGCCTTGGAATCAATTTGAGTGAAGGCGATACCAGCGCAATGGGCCTCTTGAAGGCCCTGCTCGATCGTGTCGCTGACAGCTACAGTCCGGATGACTTCGGGCCAACGACGAGCAAAGAGTTAGACGAATTACTAGCGATTTCATCTGATGAAAACCGCTGGCAATTTAATATCCACACCCTGTCTCGCCAACTCTATGGAATTGGTGCCGGGGAATTTATGATCGTTCTAGCCCGCCCGGAAACCGGCAAAACCAGTTTTCTTGTCTCGCTGACGGCTGGCCCTGGCGGTTTTTGTGATCAAGGCGCAAAAGTTTTATTTTTGGGAAATGAAGAAAGAACAGAACGCACTATGCTGCGAGCCGTGCAGTCTGCTTCCGGTATGACCCGACAACAAATTGCAGATGACCCCGACACTGCCATGGCCGCTTTTAGCTGTGCCAAAACTAATCTGGAAATGATGAGTGTTGTGGATTGGAATTTAGATACGGTTGAAAGTTTTGTCCATAAAATGAAGCCGGATGTTTTGATTATAGATCAAAGCGATAAAGTTGGTGTTTCTGGCCAGTATCAGGCTACGCATGAACGTTTGCGTGAGCTTTATCGTCGCTTACGAGAATTGGCCAAACGGCACAATTGTGCGCTCATTGGCGTAAGCCAAGCCAGTGCTGAGGCCGAGGGCAAAACCCGGGTTGATTTCTCGATGGCAGAAGGCTCGAAAACCGGAAAAGCCGCCGAAGCCGACGTGATTCTAGGAATCGGAAAACACAGCGGTGATAACGAAGATGGCCAGCCAGACCATACCAGATTTTTGACCATCAGCAAAAACAAATTGTCCGGTTATCACGGAACAATAGCAGTGATGATGGAACCTGATATTGCGAGGTACAATTCATGATTGGGCCTACGTCTAGTGGGTTTTAAAACAATGGGAAAAAGATCTAATTTCCAACGCAAACCCCGAGATTTTTATAAAACACCGGTGGCTGCTGTTGAACCTTTAAGACCGTACCTGCGGAATGCACAAACCTTTTGTGAACCCTGTGCTGGTGATGGTGCCTTAGTAGGTTCTTTGCTTACCATGGGTCTAAATTGTGCCTCGGCTTACGATATCGATCCGCAACAAACTGGCATCCAAAAATTGGACGCCAATCTTTTAGAAAAGAAGCATCTTAGCGGCGCTGATTTAATCATCACCAACCCGCCCTGGGATCGCAAAGTTTTGCATCCGATGATCGAGAGGTTTTCAAACCTTTGTCCGACCTGGCTACTTTTTGACGCCGATTGGGTGCACACAAAACAAGCCGTTCCTTACCTGCCACGGCTTCGCAAGATTGTAAGTATTGGGCGGGTTAAATGGTTTGAGAATACCACAGGCAAGGACAACTCTTGTTGGCACTTGTTTGACCGGCATGACGAAACTCACACCACTATTTTTTTCGGGAGAGCGCAATGATTGGGCCAGGTGACTTGGATGAATATTTTGATTTGCTGGAAGCGAAGCAGAAAGAATATGCAAATCGCAAGACAACGGAGTTGGAACCCCTGATAGATCGGCAAGTGGAACTGATCCAGGAATTGATTTCAGTGCAAACAAAGATCGTCGCTAAACTGGCGGGGTTCAAAGTATGAAGCGCCTCGTTCTGGATCTGGAAACCACCGTGCAAAAGCTCGGAGGCAAAACCGATAACTCACCTTTCAATCCCGATAATAAATGTGTCTCAGCGCATTTTGGGTGGTTGGGCTGGGATACGGTCGATGAGGTAAGGTCGCTCGTTTTTCATCACAACGAACAGATGAAATCGGATGATCCTGCGCCTTTGCGTGAAGCGCTGTTGGAAGCAGATCTTTTAATCGCACACAACGCCAAGTTTGATGTTCTCTGGCTTTTAGAAATTGGAATGCCGATCCCACCGAAAGTTTACTGTACGATGATCGGGGAATATTTGCTTTCAAAAGGCCAGCGCCGTTTGATCGGCCTGAAGGCCACTGCAGAGCGCAGGAGCATGGCCGCATGATCCGCACACAAAAGAAAAGCGATCTCGTTGATGATTTGTTTAAATCAGGTGTTGGTTTTGAAGCCATGCCCCTGCACGACGTTGTAATTCCTTATGCTGAAGCGGATGTGAAAGCATGTGGCGAGATTTATCTGGATCAAATCAATGATTACGCCAAGCCCAGTAATCAATCGCTCGTGCCTATTCGTGACCTTTCCAATGAAATGCTTCTCGCTCTAACCCAAATCGAGCGAAATGGGATCAATGTTGATCAAGAAGCTTTGAATGCGGTGAAGCATGAATTTACCGTGGAGCAAAAGCAACTCACAAAGCGGCTTTATGAAATCTGCGAAGAGGCAATGGGTGATACGCCGATTAATTTAAATAGTAACGCAGATGTTTCGTCTTTGGTTTATTCTCGCAAAGTCATTGATCGTCATATGCACAAACAAGTTTTCAACATTGGAATCGGGCCAACGGGAAAGCCCCTGCGACCGCCCAGAATGAAGAAAACGGAATTTGCAAAAGCTGTGAGAACCACAACTGAGGTTGTCAAAAAAACTGTGGCAATTTGCTGTGATACCTGTGACGGGCGGGGCCGTATCCAAAAATATAAAGTGAACGGCGACCCTTACAAAAACCTCACAAAGTGCCCTAGCTGTGGCGGCGTTGGCGCCTTTTACCAGTCTACCGGTAAAACTGCCGGCCTAAAATTAACGCCCAAAGATCCAAGTTATGCCAGTGTGAACGGCTTCAAGGTCGATAAAGAAACTTTGGCATTATTAATTGATGAAGCTGAAGCTAAAGGCGCTGATCTGGCTGTTGAGTTTTTAACGAAATACAGCCGTTTGAATGCAGTTTCAGTTTACCTCGACAGCTTCGTTAAAGGCATTGAAACTTGGACACGCAGCACGTCTTTGCTGCATACAAATTTTAACCAATGCGTGACCAGTACTGGACGTTTGAGTTCATCAAACCCCAACTTTCAAAACCAGCCCAAAAAGGGCTTTCCAATCCGGAAATGTGTTGTTTCTCGATTTCAAGGCGGGAGCATAACCGAGGCTGATTTTGTCGCTCTTGAATGGCGCTGCGCTGGAGAATTATCTCGTGATCAACAGATTATAGCAGACATAGAAAATAAAAAAGACATTCACAGCCAAACGGCTACCATTATCCACAGATGCAAACCCGAAGAGGTTTCAAAAGATCTCAGGGCCAGCGTAAAACGGTGGACTTTTAGCCCCCTCTACGGTGGTATTGGCGCCGGTACTGAACCTCATATCCAAGCCTATTTTAAGGCCTTTTTCAAAATCTATACCGGCTTGGCCCGCTACCATAAAAAATTGACAGACGGCGTTTTACTGAACGGTATTGTTGAGACACCTTCTGGGCGCCAATATTATTGGCCAAACGCCAAACGCTTTGGCAATGGACGCATAAGCAATCAAACTCAAATCGTGAATTTTCCGGTGCAAGGTTTTGGAAATGATTTGGTTCAATTATCTGTCGTAAGAGCGCATCGCAAGTTCATCGAAACGCAATTGCAATCGTTACTTATATTGACCGTACACGATAGTATTGTCGTTGATACGCATCCCGATGAAGTTGAACAGGTCAATGAAATTTTGACATGGGCGATGTCTGGGGTTTTGGAAGAAGCGAGCCAGCGCTGGGGTTATAATTTTGCTTTACCCCTGGCGATCGACATCGAGACAGGATCAAGCTGGTTGTTGTAATAGTTAGTGTAATAGCTGTTGACTTATGGCATCAATAAGCGCTATAATAGAATCCTAGCAACTTTGCTTTGACCTAAACTTTTACTCCTTGGAAAGGGATTATTTTATGACAGATTCTACGAAATCTTTGACGATTGATGCGCAAGAGTTAGCGGTATTAGCCCAAGAGATGGGCGCCACCGTTGCAAACAATTCTGGCGGCAATAATGCAAGCCGCTTACCTGAGTTGAAAATAAATTCTCAGGTTGATGATGACAAAGGCAACCAACTTCCTAGGGGCCATTTTTTCATCAAAGGATTGGATCAAAACGCTTACGCACCAGAAGTCATCTTCCGTCCATTATCACACAGCTTCCAATATTTGCATTACGATCCAGAGGCTAAAAAGCTCGCTTCAAAGTCTCTTATCATTGCACATTTTGGGGAAGAGCCTCGTGATACAAAAGGCACTTTGCGTTGCGGAAAACCAATCTCTTCAGTTCTGCGGGATATGCCCCCTGAGCAGCGTGAGAAATTTTCTGACATCACCTGCTTCAGACAGGTAAGAGGGCTTGTGTCTTACAAGGGCAAGACCGTTGATGGAGAGGAAGTGGTTTATGAAAACCAACCGGTGATTTTGATGCTTAAAGGCACGAATTTTTCACCTTTTGAAGATGAGTTTATGAAGGCAATACCCCGAAACCGCAATCTTTGGGATTACCAGTCAAAACTCACATCGAAGCGGCATAAAAATGGATCCGTGACATGGTTCACATTTCACTTTGCACCTGACCTCAAAAATCCGTTGGGGCTCGATGAAACCGTTTTGGAAAGCATCAAAGCTATTCGTGATGCAATCCGATCGGAAAACAAACGTGTAGACGCCGCATATCAAGCGGCCTTGCGTAACGCCAATCTCGACCAAGCCGCCCTAGATGCTATCGAAGGCAGTTTGGAAGATGATTTCACTGATGCTGCTTAATGCTTGAGCCGCAAATTCATATGGCGTTGGATCGTCTATCGAACGATGAGTTCGACCAATTGCGAGTTGATCCCGCTTGGATAGACGAAGCTGCAGAGGCGTTTAAGGACGCCCTGCAGCGCCAATTAATTGATAGAGGGAAAAACGACTTTCGTTTGCGTATGAGCAACGTTGGCCGCCCCCTCTGTCAGTTGCAAATGGCGGCTAATGGTGCTGACGCATCACGCAAGCCTTATAATTTCAAAATGATGATGCTTATCGGCGATGCAGTTGAATGTATCACTGATGTCATTCTCAAAATCGCTGGTGCAAATATTACCGGCGGGAAAGATCAGGTACAGCTTGAATTAGCCGGCACTGTTATAAATGGCACCGATGACGTCGAAATTGATGACAAGGTTTTTGACATCAAATCGTGTTCTCCTTGGGCCTTTAATAACAAGTGGTCAAAGGGCTATGAACATCTGCGTGATAACGATGATTTCGGCTATGTTGGCCAATTGATTGGTTATGCAAAAGCTAAGGGCAAGGATCCTGGCGGCTGGATCACTGTTTGCAAAAGCACTGGTCAAGTTAAGGTTACGCTAGCTGATGTTTCTGCAAAAGAACGTGCGCAGGTAAAATCCAAAATCGAGGCAAACGTCAAAGCGGTAAATACAAATGCGCCGTTTAAACGCTGCTTTAAACCTGTGCCAGACAAATGGCGGGGCAAAGAGACGGGTGCAAAAAAGCTGTGCAAGACCTGCGAGTTTTGTAGCTACTTAGGCGCCTGTTGGCCTGAAGCAGAATATAAGCCTCATCCCTTGTCGGAAGCACAAAACCCGCCGAGATACTGGTACGTGTAGGATAAATGGCAATAAAAACTTCGTCTGCGAAGGCGAAGGGAAGGCGTTTGCAGCAATTTGCTCGTGATTGCATTTTAGCTGCTTTCCCGAAGTTAGATCCGTCTGACGTGCGCTCCACATCAATGGGCGCAGCCGGGGAAGATGTGTTGCTTTCAAAGGCTGCACGGGATGCTTTTCCTTACTCCGTTGAATGCAAAGCGCTGAAGTCGGTCGCCGTCTACCGGCACCTGGATCAGTGCATCTCAAATTGCCCCAAGGGCGCTGAACCCTTGGTGATCATTAAAGCTGACCGCCGTGCGCCACTGGCCATTATCGATGCCGAACATTTTTTTGAACTCATAAAAAGAAAGGCAAAATAATGCCTAATAATATCGAAGAGAATACCATGAACATTAAAATCCGATGTGAAGTGGATGGGTTTGTGGAAGTCACAGTGG